TTGCCTTAGACTACTATTTAGAAGTTCATACTGAAATATAGATTGAACCGCCGTATACGGAACCGTACGTACGGTGGTGTGAGAGGGATGGAAAGTACTTCAACTTTCCTCTCTACTCGATTGTTTTCTATTTTTTATAAGGAGGTGAGAACGATATGGCTACACCGGCAAAATCTGCTAGATTACAACTGCTCGAAGGTAATCCGGCCAAAAAAAATAAAGAAGAATTAAAACGTAGAGCAAGAAATGAAGAAAAAATGAAAATGAGTTCCGACAATGTCGTTCCTCCTTCTTTTTTAGATGGGACGGCAAAAAAAGAATTTCGCAGGTTGGCAAAATTACTTTTAAGTGTTGAGTTGATTAATGATGCAGACGTAGGACACTTAGCGATGTATTGCGATGCTTATTCTCAGTATCTTTCTTATAAAAGACAAGTAAAACAAAAAGGTTTGTGGATAGATGGTAAACCTAATCCGTTTATCATTCGTATGAGAGATGCGGCGGCTCAAATGAGGTCGTTTTCTTCTGATTTAGGATTATCGCCTAGTGCAAGAGCGAAATTAGCGATTAATTTAGAGGATGATGAAGACGATGAAGACGACTTCTGAATTGCTTAATATGAGTTATACCGAGTTGGAAGAATGGTGGAGCGATTATAGGAAAAAACAAATTTCTTGGGGTGGAATTTTAGTCAATCCATATCCTGAACTTCTTACAACTTGGTATGCGGAACGATTAATAGATGGAGATATACCAGCATCAAAAGAAAACATACAAGCGGCTAAAAGGCATATGCGTGATTTAGAAAGACAGGGAACAGATGAATTTCCATGGATATTTGTAGAAGAAAAGGGACATCGGCCGATAAGATTCATTGAAAAAAAATGTAGTCCATCTAAAGGTGACTCAGATAAATTAGTTTTACAACCATGGCAACATTTCACAATCGGTTCGTTATTTGGTTGGGTTCATAAAGATACTGGCATAAGGCGATTTAGAGAAGGTTTGGTTTTTGTGGCAAGAAAAAACGGTAAAACAACAAAGTTGAGTGGAGTAGCTAACTACATGCTAGGTTTTGATGGAGAGCGTGGCGCCAATGTTTATATATTGGCCAACTCACAAAAACAATCAACTATTCTTTTTGACGAATCAAAAGCAATGATAAAATCGTCTCCTTATTTAGATAAACGGTATAAGGCCTTACGAAGTGAAATACGCTACGACAAAATGAATTGTACGATGGTTGCAATGTCTGCTGAAAAAAGCGACAAAGACGGAGAAAACCTACATTTTGGAGTATTTGATGAGTTGCACGAATACAAAGATTACTCATTGATAAACGTTATGAAAAAATCTCGCGGAATGAGAACACAACCTTTGATATTGTACATTACAACGGCAGGAACTGTGTTAGATGGTCCTCTAGTTCAATATTACGAAAACGGTCAAGATACGCTTGAAAATTTAGAAGATGACATCGACGAAAGAACTTTTTATTATTTAGCTAAACTAGATGAACCGGAGGAAGCGGATAAACCAGAACTGTGGATAAAGGCTAACCCTAATATTGGATTAATGGACTTTGTCAACTTAGTGACGGATTGGAAAAAAGACCGTAAAATTCCACAAGAAAAAGCAGACTGGTTAACGAAGCAATTTAATTTGTTTAGTGATGTTGGAGAATTGTCCTTTGTAGATATACCAACGATTAAGAAAAATAACAAAGTGATTGAATTATCGGAACTCGAGGGAAAGAAGTGTGTAGGTTCTTATGACTTATCCGAAACGGAAGACTTTACTGCGGCGGCATTAGAATTTCCACTTGAAAATGGAGAAGTTTTTGTTTTGCAGCATACATTTATCCCACAAACAAGAAGGGATAGAGATCCAAACCCACAAAGAATAGACGAATGGAAAAGACGTGGGGAATTAACCATTATACCAGGTGAATATGTCAAATACGAATATGTTTACGACTGGTTCGTTGAACAGTCTGAAAAATATAAAATAGAACTAATAGCTTATGACCCCGCAAAAGCATTGTATTTAAATAAGGCATTAGAGGACTATGGATTTGCAACCGAAAAGGTTAGACAAGGCTTTTTAACACTTGGCGGTCCAATGCAAAATTTCAAAGAATTAATGTTGGACGGAAAAGTTATTTTTAATAACAGTAAGATTTTTAAATGGTATTTAAGTAATATCAAATTAGTAAAAGACCGCAACAGTAACTGGATGCCGTCAAAACAGAGTATAAATCGTAAAATTGATGGTTTCGCGGCAGCATTAAACGCTCATGTACATGTAATGAACATGTTAACAACAGAACAAGGCAATGGAAATATTGAGTTTATGTCGGTAGATGATTTGTTAAGCGGGTGATAAGGTCATCTGAAAGGTGGTGAGAGTTTGAAATGGTTAGACAAAATTAAACAGTCATTTAATGGTGCTGTAAAAGGATGTAAAGGTAAAACGTATGATTTTACTAACTGGATGGGTCGCACATTTTGGGGTATCGACAACAGTAAACTAGCGACAAATGAAACGATTTTTAGTGTTATCACACGTATTTCTAACACGGTATCTATATTACCCCTAAAACTGTATAACGACTATGAAATAGCACACAATCAATCATCTGACATACTTATAAATGAGCCTAATCAAAACATGAATGGTTATGACTTTATTAACAAAATGGAAGTAACCAGGAACGAAAAAGGAAATGCGTATGCTGTCATTATACGTGATATTCGTATGCAAGTAGAAAAAATTATTCCGATTGATTCCGACTATGTTACTCCTTTTATTAATTCAGATGACGATGAGTTATGGTATGAAGTCCGAGGAACTGGTGGGACGTACTATTTTCATAACATGAACATGATACATGTCAAACATATTACTGGTACATCTCGTTGGTTAGGCATTAGTCCGTTAGAGGTTTTAAAAAATACATTAGATTACGATAAAGCTGTCCAAGAATTTAGCTTGTCGGAAATGAAAAAACCTGAAAGTTTTACACTTGAATATTCCGCGAATGTTGATGAAGAAAAAAGAAGGAAAGTAACCGAAAACTTTAAGGCGTTTTATCGTAACAATGGTGGTATTTTATTTAAGGAACCTGGTGTAAATATAGAACCAATTGAAAAGAAATATTTTGCATCGGACGTAATGAAATCAGAACAAATTACACGATCTAGAGTTGCTAACGTTTTTAATATACCCGCCACCTTTTTAAACGACAAAGATGGACAAAGTTTTTCGTCCAATGAACAAGCAATGATTCAATATGTGCAAATGACCATTACCCCAATTGTAAGGCAGTACGAACACGAGTTTAACAGAAAATTACTCACAAAAAATGAGAGAGTAAAAGGTTATTACTTTAAATTTAACCTAGGAGGACTGATGCGAGGAGATACTGATACACGTGCTAAATTTTATCAATACGGAATCAGGAATGGGTGGTTTTCTCAGGATGAGGTAAGAGGTTTTGAGGACATGCCTCCAAAAGGTGGTAATGCGTCTAAATTGTGGGTAAGTGGTGACCTATATCCAATAGATATGGATCCATCAGATAGAAAAATAACTTCGAAAGGTGGTGAAAAGAGTGCCGAAGAATAAAAAATCGAATAAGTTTTTTAAAATGAAAACTTCTACTGATGGAAAAACAGGAGAGGTTTTTATTTATGGAGAAATTACGAAATATGCCTGGACAGAAGACGGTGAACATTCTGCTCAAACGTTTAAAAATGAATTAGATGAATTGGGTGATGTTGAAACTATTAATTTATACGTTAATAGTCCAGGAGGTAGTGTGTTTGAAGGAATTACGATACACAACATGCTTAAACGTCATAATGCAAAAGTAATTGCTCATGTAGATGCACTGGCCGCGTCAATTGCTAGTGTCATTATTATGGCAGCTGATGAAATTCGTATGCCATCTAATTCGATGTTAATGATTCACAATCCATGGACATTTGCAATTGGTAATGCTGCTGAATTAAGAAAACAAGCTGATGACCTTGATCGAATCGGTGAATCGGCAATAAAATCATACTTAAATAAGGCAGGTGACAAGGTAGATGAAGAAAATCTAAGGGAAATGTTAGATGCTGAAACATGGTTATCTGCTGATGAAGCCTATGAATTAGGGTTATGTGATGTTGTGGAAGAATCGAATGATATGGTGGCATGTATTAACGAGGAATATCTAAGTCGTTATGAGAATGTGCCAAAAGAAATCGTATCAAAACAAAGTGCAACGATGACAATGGAAGAAAAGGAATTAAGGCAAAAGATTGCCGATGAAGCAAAAGCTTCAATTGAAATTACAAACACAATATTAGGAGGAATTTACTCATGAATAAATATAAAAAAGGTTTATTAACACTAAACATTCAACATTTTAGCGATAAGACACTTTACGAAATGAAACAAAATTTAGCAACAATTGGCCAACAGTTACAGAAGACGGAGGGAGAATTAGCGCAAAAAGCGATTGACCCATCTGCGTCTATGGAAGATATTCAAAACTTACAAAAGTCTAAAGATGATTTGAAAGCGCGTTTTGATGTAATTAAAGACCAACACGACAAAATGGAAGCAGAACAAAAAGCACGTTTTGAAAGTAAAGATGACATCAAAAACATTACTGACCCTAACGAACAAAAAATGCAAGCTAAAGCAGATATGATTAAAGCTGTTATGGCAAACAAACCAATCCCTACAGATGTTAGACAAGCATTAGGTGATGGAAACGAGACTGGTGGTGAAAAGTTTTTACCTAAAACAGTATCTAATGACGTTATCGTTGAGCCGTTAGTTAAAAACCAATTACGTGGATTGTCTACTTTTACTCAAGTGACGAATTTAGAATTACCTAAAATCAATTTCACGCTTGATGACGATGATTTTATCGAAGATACAGAAACAGCTAAAGAGTTAGAAGCAAAAGGGGAAACGGTTGCGTTTGGCCGTAATAAATTTAAAGTATTTGCAGGTATTTCCGAAACTGTTTTACTTGGAACGAATGCTAACATCGTAAACCATGTGGAAAATGCATTACAATCTGGTGTTGCCGCTAAAGAACGTAAGGTAGCATTTGCTGAAACTCCAAAAGCAGGAGAAGAACATATGTCGTTTTACTCTGAAACGGTCGGAATCAAGAAAGTAGAAGGCGAAGACCTTTACAGAGCAATTAAAAAAGCTATTGCAGACTTACATGAAGATTACCGTGAAAATGCGACAATTGTTATGCGTTATGCTGATTACATGGACATTATCGAGGTGTTAGCTAACGGAAACGCTACACTTTATGGAGCGCAACCTGAGCAAGTTTTAGGAAAGCCAGTTGTATTTGTTGATGCGGCGGTTAACCCTATCGTCGGTGACTTTTCTTACTCACATTACAACTACGATATTGCAACTACTCAATATGAACGTGACAAAGACATCAAAACAGGCATTGAGCAATTTGTAGTCACTGCATGGTTTGACCATCAAATCAAGTTAGCATCTGCATTTAGAATCGCAACAACAGAAACAGAGGTAACTCCCTAATCCGCCCGTAAATTTAACGGGTGACCCAACCGAGACGACGGTAAAATTAACATGGGAATAAACCGTTAAAACAGGGCAAAGAAAGGAGATAACAATGGCACATAATATTTATCAAGATGACAAATTAATCGGAACTACAGACAAAAAAGAGTACACTGTTGAAGGTTTAGCGCCTAATACAGAGTACTCTTTTGCTGTTACAGAAGAAATAGACGGCAAAGAATCTGAAAAGGCAACAGTTACAGTAAAAACAAAACCTGTTGCAGTAACAGGAGTGACAGTTGCACCAAAAACAGTATCGCTTGAAGTCGGCGAAACACAACAATTAAGCGCAACAGTAGAGCCTAGTAATGCTACAAATAAAACTGTCACCTATGCATCTAAAGCACAAGGCATTGCATCTGTTGATGATGATGGTCTAGTTACTGCAAAAGTAGCGGGAACTGCCGAGATTATCGTTACAACAGAAGATGGTGCGAAGAATGATATTTGTACAGTTACTGTTGAGGAACCTGTTGTAAATGTAACAGGTGTTACGATTGCACCAAAGACTAATAACTTAGAGGTTGGCGCTACTCGTCAATTAAACGTGACGATTGAGCCTAGCGATGCGGACAATCAAGATGTAACATACACATCTGATGACGAAGCGATTGCGACAGTTAATGCCAATGGATTGGTGACAGCAATTGCAGAGGGTACGGCAACAATTACAGTTACTACTGATGATGGAGCGTTGACAGACGCTGCAACAGTTAATGTAACAGAGCCTGAACCAGAACCCGAACCCGAACCGGAGCCTGAACCCGAACCTGAGCCTGGCCCGGAAGAACCTGGAGACGGGGAAGAATAAGGAGCGTGATATAAATGCTCGAACGGGTTAAAGGTTACTTAAGGATTGACGGAAAACGTGACGATGAAATGTTAGAATTTCTTATCGAAACTGCAAAAGAATATCTTTCAAATGCAGGAGTAAAAGAAGAGATTCATAGTGAATCGAATCAATATAAACTGGCGATTATTATGCTTGTTACTCATTGGTACGAAAACAGGGAGCAGGTCACTAGTTCGATTCCCAAAGCCATTACGCTAGGTTTACAGTCTATTATTTTGCAATTAAAGGTAGATGATATATATGAGTCTAATTAGATTAGACGGAACTAAAAGAGTAAAATTAAGTGACCTAAATACAAGAACCACATTTTACGAATACAGACCAAAAAAGGACAGCCCGTATCCCGATGAAAAGGAATATGCTGTCCTTTATGAATGTTGGGCTAAAGTCGATAGGGTGTGGCTAAAAGACTTAGAACAAGCAAAAGCAAATGGAACAGAATCAGACGTCACTTTGACTATACGTGACCCAATGAGAGAATTTATTCCGTCAAACAAACATTTCATCAAAATCGATACGTTTGATTATGAACATCTTGTATATAATGTCACATCGACCCAACCAGATTTGCAAAGTCGAGATTTTTTAACGATTGTCGCAACTCTTAAGGACGAAATGAAATGGCAGTAAAAGTACATGGTGTCAATCGATTGTTAAAAGAACTAGATCAAAAATTTGATAAAAAACGCATCGAAAAAATAACAGATGATGCCCTTACAAAAGGGGCACTTGTTTTTGGTATGGAGTTACGTCGGCAATTAAGGACGTTTAGTGATGGTACAGGGTATTCCAAGGGTTACACATTAGACGAATTGACCATATCACCACCCGGTCATGGAACAGGCGGGAATAGGTCGATACGTGTCTTTTGGAGAGGGCCACACCAACGGTACAGAATTATCCACTTAAACGAATGGGGCACTATACGTAACCCTAGGCCACGAGGTAAAGGAAAAATTGCTAAAGCTATGAAACTATCGCAAAAACCATACGGAAAAGCCGTCAGGGAAGAAATAAGGAGGTCTATCTAATGAGTGATGACATACTAGACAAAGTATGTAAAATATTAAAAGAAGATGAATTGGTCAGAAGTTATGTTGAATCTGAATCAGATGGGCTTAAAATTAAGTATTTTACTTATCCTGAAACGGCCGATATGGAAGGTAGTTGGATAGTTTTAGAATCAATTATAAACGCTTTGCCATCTGATTATGGCGATGATACTTGGGTCGCTTATGATTACCTAATCCACATTGAGGTATGGTCACGAAAACGTGAAGATAATCTTGTTTTATCTAACCACATACGTGATTTATTGTGGGAAAAGATTAGGTTTAAACAAAATGATTCGGTTGATGAATTTGATTTAGGAATCTACCGAGATGCAAGAAGATACGAAGGAAAACTTTATAGACACGATTTAGAGGACATTTCTTGATGGGATGTCCTTTTTATTATGGGTTTTATTACAGATTTTATTACAAGGAGGAATAAATAATGCCAAAAACTTATAAGGCAGCAATTAACGTAAATGATTTTCATTATGCGATTTTAGACGACGCAGACACTGTAAAAGGTGACATCGAGAGAGTACGCTTTTTACAAGAAATTACAGTGGAAGCACAACAAGAAATTGTAAAAGCGTTCGGAGATGGGGAAGTTGCTGAAATGGCTACTTCAAACGGTCCTATGACTGTAAGTGGTCAATTTCACAAAATCCCACAAGAAGATAAGGATGCTATTTTCGGACTTTCTAAAGTGGGTGGATTAAGTGCATATGGACCTGATTCTAACCCGCCGTATGTAGCGGTTATCTTTTCTATCGAAGACCAAGACGGTGGTAAAGGTTGGTACGGATTACCGAAAGGAAAATTTACAATGCCGTCAGTTGAAGGGTCAACAAAAGAAGAATCAATCGAATTCGGTAACGAAACGGCAGAAGGAGAGTTTATGTCTCGTATCATTAACGGCGAACGTGTTATGCGTTTGAGCGGTGAAGATGCACCAGGAGAAACAACTGTAAGAGATGAAATCTTTGAAGCTATCTTTGGATTACCACATCCTGACGCAACACCTACTCCCTAATGCGCCCGTAAATGTTACTGCTACAAGTACCACTAATACAGTAACTTTATCGTGGCAGTAATACAGGGGTTATTAAACGAGTGGGCTTTATGCTCACTCTTTTTATTTATCAAAAAAATTGGAGGAATAATAAACATGGCTAACTTAAAAAGAAATATGATTGAACTTGTTAAAAATCCCGAAGATGTAGCAAAAGGTGGGGAATTAGAAACTGAAAAATTCTGGACACCACCATTTTTACCGTTAACAGTCACGTATGAAGCAATTGACTTAATGGAAAAAGTTGAAAAAGAAGAAGAAGGCGGAAATAACATCCGTGAAATTTTAGAACTTATGATTGATTTTGTTGCTCAAAAAGTTTACGGGGGTCAATTTACAAAAGAAGACCTGCAAAACAAATTACATGCACCTGATGCAATTGAGGCGCTACAATCACAAGTTTTATTTATTGCACAAGGTCAACAATCCGAAGCAACAAAAAACTTCCTGGCGAAGAAACATTAACGGACGAGGATTTTTCTTTTGCCAACCAAAAAAAGTTTTTAGACACACTCGTCCACAATCTCATGAAAGAAGGTAAGGACATAAACGAAATATTAAATATGCCTTACTCATTTTTATTGGATATTTTGGAAAAAGAAAACAAACCGAAGAAAGTTACATCGGTCATGCAATTACCTTAAATACATAAAGAAGGGAGGTTACTAAATGGAAAAAATTAAAGGTTTTACAATAGAGCTATCGCTAGACCATTTAAAAGTCGATAGCGGACTTAAAAATGTACGTAGGTCTATAAGTCAAATGAACAGCGAAATGCGTGCTAACATGAGTGTTTTTGACCGTGGAGAACGATCCATGCAAAAATACGGGGTACAATTACAAGGCTTGAACAAAAAGCTAGAATTACAAAAACAAGTCGTGCAGCAAGCTAAAAAGGATTATGACCAAATGGTCGCCACACATGGCGAAGGTAGTAAGGCGGCACATGATGCAGCAGCTGCCTATAATCGTGAAGTTGCACAATTAAACAACCTAGAACGACACATCGGAAAAGTAACGCAAGAAATGAAAGCATTTGAACGAGAGCAGATAATACAATCCTCGCTAGCATGGAAAACAGGAGAAGCATTTGAAAACTTTGGAAACAACCTAGAATCATTAAGTGCTAAAGCACGTACTGTTGGTGGCAATCTTACTAGATATTTAACACTACCTATTACTGGTTTAATGACAGCAGTCGGTGGTATGGGGTTTAAGCGTGCAATGGATATTGAACAAGTGCAAATGATGATGGAGCATATATCGGATGATTCTACCGAATATGAAAAACGCATGAAAAATGTTGTTGATTTAGTTACAGACACTCGTTTTGGTACGGCAGAATTAGGTGCAGAGTACGCTAAATTTATTGGTGCTAGTGCAAGTGATGCTGGTGCAACGCTTTATTCACAGGTCGCAATGAACCTAGCATCCTTTAAGTCTGATGACCAACTAATACCGCAAATTGGTGACCTATTCACGAAAGCTTTACAGTCGGGAAAAATTGACGGAACTATGATTAACCAATTTACCAATGCTGGTGTAGACATCATCAAAGTATTAGGTAACAAATGGGGCATGAGCACAGAGCAAGTAAGAAAAAGATTACAGAGCGGTAGTATAGATATACACGAAGTGCTTGATGAGTTGTCAGAAGGAATTTTGGAAGGTACTGAAGGGGAACTTGGCGTAACAAAAGCAATGGGCGGTATGCTTGAAAAGTCGGGTCGTACATTAAGTGGACAGATCAAAAAC